TTTATATTTTGATCCATACTTTGTTGACTAAATTCTACATCTGTTCTTTTAGCCATGTCCGATATCATATATAAATTTGTAGTAAATGGACTTACAGAAGCTTTCTTACCACAGCTTTTACAATAAAACCACCCTTCTTTATTTGGATGTTTACAATGTATGCATTCTTTTTTCATAATTTTTTCCTTTGTTAAATAGTTTTGGAGAGAGCCTTTTTTTGACTCCCTCCACAGCACTATAAAACTGCCTTCCTTATTTATTCGGAAATTTACTGGTCAGCAAACGCTAGGAATGTATCAGTTGCAGAAATGACATGCCCATTTACATACCATACTACACCATCACAAACCAATTCTACCTTAGTACCCGCTATTGGAGTAAAGATAGTTAGTTGTGAATTACTGTCGTTGTCTGAATCAATAACAGCAGTATCATCACCACCATTATCTGTGTCATGACCAACTAATCCACCAATCATGTAATTACTATTTCCAGTAGTTTTAATTATCCAGTCTTGTGCATCAGCAGCTGTGCCGCCATACCAAAACTCATAACTAAGACCTCTTTCTTCAGTAGGTAACGTAATTGTTAGATCTGCTGTCAAATCAGGACATACATGAATCTTACCAGAGTCATTTGCGGATACAGTGTAAGCTGCTGCATCTGGTATGAATACCACATCTTTTGGCTTACCACCATATTTACCACTTGACTTATTACTTGTATCGGATCTCATATCATACCTCCTTATAAGGATTCAATGTTATACAGAGCGTGAGACTCAGAAAGAGTAATCTCTAAACCAGCTTCGGTTAAGATCATATCTTTTCTTAAATCTTCATCTTCTGATTGAACATTAGACATTACATGTGTATCACGATTTAGACCATTACCAACAAGTGGTCTGTAAGCAACTTGACTCATATCAGCCATTAACATAAACCCAGATGCAATACCACGAAATAGTGGTTCTTTTACTAGGTTTAGACGACCATGTATAGTATCAATAACCATAATGGAATGTCCAAATGCACCTTGTCTTGAATCGAAATTCATACGATAAGGCATATTTGATGTTGAACCGATAGAAGTATCAATAAATGCTCCATCGCCTAACTTGTTGAAAAAAGTAATTACAGGTAAACTACATAATACTAGTTTATCTGCTGATCCGCCTCTAGCAGGATCAAAAATTACTTCTAAGTCTGAAAGTAATCTATCGTAAGTAAACTCACTTTGAGCTGATGTACGATAATAAGAACTACCAGAAGAATACGAAAATGCCGCATCTGAAGAAGATGGGTTTACGTTCTTCACAATATGTCCTACAATACCTTCAGTATATTGAATACCACCTACACGAGCTTTTTGCCCGAATAACATAGCTCTTTCAATATCTACTTTATGTTCTCTTAATTTGTCTGCCCAAATACGACTCCACTCATCATCGTATCCACGATAACGAGTAGCTATTGCTGTATTAGTCATTTCGCAAGCAGTCTTAAAGATCTGGGTATACCCATAATTATCTTCAAGTTCACTTGACCATACATCAGGTGCTCCAGAGCCTTCTTCAAATGAAGTACCAATTACTTGGCAGTTATCATTATCTGCAAGAACATTGTATCCACTAACATTAGAGTTAGAGACATCAATGATCTTACCAGTAAAAGAAGATGTAGAACCTAAATCAGATACAGCGGAATCGACACGAACAATAGTGTGTCCAATACCAGCTGTACCATCAACTGTATTTACAACAAAAACCATGCCTTTGATCAACCAATCAACTGAAGCACCGCCAGAAGTATCAACTGTGAATGTATATGCTGAGCCTGCTGATACAGCAGATCCACCATTTACAGCCGCAGCTAATAAAAATGAGCGGTCAGTCCAGTTTACTTTATTCCTATTCTCTAAGTAACGGAATACTGGGTCATCAGTAGGAGCTTTCGCAACTTTATTTAAGTAAACGAAAAACGGAGATTCTTCAGGAGCTAATTCAGCAACTCTGTCACCAAAATTAAAAATCCGTCTTCTATCCGGTCTTTGTCCTACACTAGCATCGGAGGTAGTAGCAGTTACATCGCTGGACTTTACAGTTCCAGCCCTATATGATATAGCCATTTTTTAACCTCATATTTATTATTGTTATTATTATTTACGGAAGAGCACCACCACTACCCGATCCCATAATCGTATCCCAGACTTTATCTTGGTCTGATTTAGGACTTTGGGGAGCTTGTCCCTGAAGGACTCCAGCTGTTCGAGGAGCTTGTTTGGCTGCACTTACCGCTTCTACTGTGTCATTGTTAGCAAAATGCTGACCATTTTCCATTTGCCAAAGTTTAACTAAACTATTTAAGCCTACTTTTTCCTTTGGCTTTGTGGTAAAATTAAGAAAATCTTGAATATCATTATCTGACATTTTATACGTTCCTCTTAATTCATTTACAGTATTATTCATCTGTATCTCAGCCTGCATTTGCTGTTGTTGTTGAGCTAATCTTTCAGACACTATCTGATCCACTTTATTCTCAATCTTTTGATTGACAAATTTTCCTGAAGCAGAATCGTCTGACTGAAAAGCATCCCAAGGATTAAAATCATCTACTGCGATAGTCTCATTAGTTTGAGATTGTGGTTTAGCTATACCATCCTCAAGCATTTGTACCAAATCAGGTCTTGACTCTAGTAGTTTAAGTATTTGACCACCTTGTTGCAATCTAGCATTTTCAGACTGTGCCCGATCATACATAGATTGAAACTTCTTAGCCTCAGCTTCATAATCTACTTGATTAACTTGTTCTGGAACATTTTCTTGAGCATTAACCACCTCGTTGTTAGAGATAGCTTGTTCGTTGACGATATCTTCCACGAAATTCTCATTTGATGAAGGACTACCACCTTCAATGTTTACTTCCTGTTCTTGTAGTGTTGACATATACTCTCCTTAGATGTCTCGTTAGGCTTTTGGAGCTGAACTAACTTCTCTCTGAACTTCTTTCAGATTATTCGCTAATTTCTCTACCTCGAGCTTCACCTCGTTTTCTAGTTTACTACGTTGCACCCTTCTGTCTGCTTTAGATTCAGAATTAACTTCGTTAAGTCTAGATTTAAACTTTTCGACTTCAACTCTTTTTCTATCACTGACAGACTCTCTTTGGGCTGTCTGCAAGTCACCTTGCAAATTCTTAATTTGTTCTTCCATTGCCTGCATTTGTTGTTGCATTAATTGTTTTTCTTCTGTTCTTCTCATAATGCCTTCCTTATCAAATATTTCAGGGTTTTTCTTTAGAACTTCATATCGATCAACAATTCCCATTTGAAATGCTTCAAGATACACAGCAAGTTCTGCATATTTACTTGATGGCATTGTAGAACCCGGTTCTATCCTAATATCATGTTGATCTAATAAATATTTTTCTTTTTTCATATCTAATATAGCACCATTAACATCTGTATAATAATTTGCCATAACCTCTGTCATGTTATTATTAGGTTGTGCTAATCTAAAAATCTTTTTATAAGTGTAATGTCCTTTAGATAAATTATAAAGAACTTTACCTAATTTATTTATACTAAACTCGATATCTCTTAATTTTGATTTTGGTCTTTCACTACCAAGTGCAATCATTCTTTCAGTTGCTTTATGAGTTTCAGGTGCTGACTCAGCAAAGCCATGCATCATTTCTGGTAAGCCAAATATAAAATCTATATAAAATTCTGATTGCTGTATTAACCTATAAAACTCACCAGCTAATGGTTGTGGCGAAGGATAGTGAGGTTCTCCCTGAGAAGAATCTACTTCTATCACTGCATTTGGATTAGCCCAATCTTTTTCTAATTGATCTACATCATCTACACTACCAAGTGGAACTAATAATTTTAGCCCCGCTGATGCTTGTGCATGGGAAAGTGCTAATGACCAAAGCTTATTTAATAAACGCTGCATTGGTCTAGCCCTAGAGACATCGCTCTTGGGGTAAGGAGTGCCTGTCCAAACATTTGGTAGCGGGACTATTGGATATTCATCTGTATTTAAAATAGATTCATATAAAACAACTTCACCTAAAGTTGCACAAACCTTTACTCTAGTTTGTAAAACCTCTACAGATGTAAAAGCACCAATATCAAATGCTTCAAAGTTTTCTTGATAAAATTCAGCAAATTCTTCTTGAGATAATATTTCTTCCTCTTGACTTTTCATATTTATTACTCTGTAAAAAGGAACTTTTACTTTATAAAATCTTTCTAGTACTTGATATTTTTTAACTTCAAAGTAATCTTTATCCTTTACTTCAGCTGGAGTAAAAACATTCATAGAATTTGTATTTTGAGATGAAGGATAATCTTCTTCATCGTATGTAAACCCAGATATTTCACGAATTAAACCCGGTACTTCTTCACCGGTTTCTGGGTCTACAGTATCATTTAATTCAGGGTAGAGGTTGACGACTTGTTCACCTGTTAAGATGGTAGAAAGGATAAGACCATCTGAATCGCTAAACCAACGATCTCTAGAGCTTGGAGACACATAGACCCTAAATGGATCTATATAAGTAAACTTGACATCACCTCTACCGAAATCTGATTCCCTATCAACATAAGCATATAAATAACCCATACCTGTTGTAGCATAATCTTGTATTGCTTGTTTCATTTGCCAGTCTCCATCAGAAGATTGCCAAATATAACCCATAACTGTTCTCCATAAAGAAGCAACCTGAACATCAGAATCTTCTCTAGGGCTTATTGTAAAAGCTGGGGGTCTAGAGGTAAGTACTGCTTTAAATTTTTCAATAGCAGATGATATTCTATCCATAGGTATATCTGCTTGATTCCTTTGAGATAACTCATCAGATTCATCTGCTGTAAAATGGTTACCTAAAAAGAAATCAATATCTTTACGAGATTCTGTATCCCAATCAGAACGAGCATCTCGCCATTGGCGATACAACTCTTCGTTATATAAGGCTCTAGGGTCTTTATCCATTTATCTTATCATTTCCAAGATATCTTCGCCGCCGCCCATTCTAACATTATCTGCACCTCTTTGCATGCTTTGTTGTTTTAAATACTCCATAAAATTTCTATTACTTGAAGTATTTGCTTGATTAACAAATGGTTCTTCCAACATTCTTGCTTGCTCTATTCTTTGTAATGCTGTATCAGCTTTTTGAATTGTTAATAAATCTTCTTGTGCTTTTAAGGCATCTACTGAATCTCTAATCATTCTCATCATATCACCGGGCTGCATACCTTCTGGAATAGTAGACATAGTACCACCAGAATCAGGAGATCTTTGATCTAAAGGTACAAATCCATTGCCACCTTGCTGTTCTTGCATAGCTTGTAAATATTGCTCCATCATAGCATCATCTTGAACCATTCCACCATCTTGATAACCATACATATTTTTCTTTTTCATTCCACCATACATCATACCCATCAAACCACCATCTTGCATATAACCCATCTTATTTCTAACATCTTCAGGTAGTTTAGCAAGTCCGGGGTTATTATTGGGGACTGGTTTTAAACTTTTATTCATCATACCACCATCTTGCATGCCTAAAAGCTTTTTAAGAAAACCGCTTTTTTCTTCTTCAGGGTTTAATATTTGTTGAGCCATATCAAACGTAATAGAATCTTGTGGAGAGTT